AGCCGAGGGGACGCCCGCTTTCCAGCCGTTATACGACAAGTTCATGGCGCTCTACGATGCGCACCGGCAGGCATACAAAGCAGGCCCGGTGGGGAACCTCATCAGGAAAGAAGACCAGATCGAGGCCGGCGCGAAAGCTAACGCGGCTGACATCCAGGAGGGCGCCGATGCTCGCCGGGCGGCGCCGCGTCAGTCTTTGCCGCCGCCCGCTCCCGGCGGGGTGCCGCTCGACGCGCCGCCCACCATGCCGGTCGTGCCTTCGGTGCCGATGTCGTGACACCGGACGAGCAACGCTATGAGATGGTCCTCAAGCGGCTGATCGCCGTCAAAGACGCGCGCGACGATCTCCTGGCGTTCACCCGCCTGATGATGCCGGTCCCGGGTTACACTTCGGACCCGGATTTCAGCCGTTACGATGCTCAAAGGTTCCACCGGATCATGTGCGTGGGACTGGAGGAACTGGAGAAAGGCACGATAAAACGCCTGATCATCAGTCTCCCACCACGACACGGTAAGACCGAACTGGCGAGCAAGAAGTTTCCCGCGTGGTTCGTGGGCAGGAACCCGGCGAAAAGCTTGATATTTGGCACATATAACGAGAAGTTCGGCCAGGACATAGGTCGCGCGGTCCGGGACACAATGCTGACGCCGGCCTTCGCCCAGGTGTTCCCCGACGTGGTGCTCAAACAGGACAGCCTCGCGTCGGACAGGCTTCAGACGAAGCAAGGCGGCATCATGGCGTTCGTGGGTCGAGGGGGAACCACCACGGGACGCGGCGGCGACGTGCTGATCATCGATGATCCACTCAAGGACCGTCACGAGGCTGACTCACCCACCATCCGGGACACGCTGTGGACGTGGTTCACCCAGGTCATCGCGTCCCGTCTCATGGACGAAACGGGCCGGATTTTGCTCATCCAGACCAGATGGCATCAGGATGATCTCGTTGGGCGCCTCACCGACCCAACCAATAGTTACTATGATCCCGAGGAAGCCGCCGAGTGGCGCATCATCGACATGCCGGCGCTGGCGGTGGACGCGCACAAGGACCCCCTCAAGCGCGCCGAGGGTGATCCGCTGTGGCCGAACCGGTTTGGACGGAACTTCCTCCTGGGTTTGCAAAGGCGTGACGCGCGAGGCTTCAGCGCACTCTACCAGGGCAGGCCCAGCCCAGCCGGGGGCACCTTCTTTTCGTCCAAATGGATACAAACCTACCGTCCCGCCGAGTTACCCACCAACCTGCGCATCTACGCCGCGTCCGATCACGCCGTCAGCATGAAGCAGGACAGCGACAAGACCTGCCTGATGTGCGTCGGCGTGGACGAGGACGATAATATCTGGATACTGGCTGATCTCTTGTGGCGGCAGATGACGGCGGAACAGGCGGTCGAGGCCATGCTGCGCATGATGCGGGCGCATAAACCCGTCTTTTGGTGGGCGGAACGCAGCATGATCTCCAAGAGCATCGGTCCCTTCCTCAGGAAGCGCATGCTGGAGACCAAAACCTTCTGTTCGATCATCGAAATGCAGCCGATAGCTGACAAGCAGACCCGCGCGCAGTCCATTCAGGGCCGCATGAGCATGGGCAAGGTGCGCTTTCCCGAGCGAGCGCCCTGGTGGCCCATGGCCAGGGACCAGATGCTGAAGTTCCCCTACGACGCGCACGATGATTTCGTGGATACGCTGAGCTACGTGGGCCTGGGGCTTACCCTTCAGATAGGCGCGGGCCGTACCCGCATCAAAACCGACGACAACGCCGAGGGCACGTTCGGCTGGCTGAAGAATGAACGCGATATGGCCGAGCGGTCCGTGCGTCAGGGCTTCGGCGCGGGAGGCTGGTGATGTCCGGGAGCGGTTTTCCCCCTAACCCAGGCCCTCCTGGTATGATGCCGCCGGTCCCCGCGCCGGCTCTCCCCGGCGCCGGCATGATGGGCGCCCCGCCCATGGGGATGCCAGGTCCCGGGACCTTTCAGGGCGGTCCCGAGATGCTCACGCCGCCCATCACCGACACCAACCCGGACGCCAAACTCATCTCGCGAGATCCCCCGGAGCCCGAAGAGGCGCGCCGGGCGCTGGTCGAACGCTGGCAGAAGCGTGTGCGCGAGGCGCGCACCCACTGGAAACCCAGCTTCGACCGCATGCGGTCCAACATGAACTTCGTCAATGGAGACCAGTGGGAGACCGAGACCCGCCGCAGGCGCCGCAGGCGCCGCGACGGTGAGCGGGATGAACGCTATGTCGCCAACATCGCTCTCAGACACGTCCTGAAGCGCACCGCTGAACTCTATCCGAACAACCCCACGGTGAAAGCCAAACGCCGTGAGAAGATCATGGCGAAAACCTGGGACGGCTCCGAGCAGGCATTGCAACAGGCCGAGCAGGCGCTTCAGTTCAGTGCCCAGTCCGGCATGCCGCCGCCGCCCAACATCGCCGCCGTGCTTCAGGACGCCGCCCTGGTCAAGCAATACGACCAGTTGATGGATCGTTTGGCGAAGACGCTGGAAATCCTCTACGGCTACAACGTCGAGGAACAGGTTCACTCGTTCAAGACCATGATGAAGATGACCGTCCGGCGGTCGATCATCACGAGCGTGGGCTACGTGAAGCTGGGCTTCCAGCGCGCCATGAAGATGTCTCCCGCCATCGAGGCGCGGATCGCCGACATGTCCGAGCGCCTCGCCAACATCGAGCGGTTGTCGCAGGACCTCGCGGACGGCGAGATCGAACATGACAGCGCCGACGCCGAGAGCCTGAAGCTGGCCATCCGGGGGCTCACCCAGGAAGGTCAGCTTATCGTCCGCGAGGGGTTGGCGTTCGACTACCCGGACAGCACGGCGATCATCCCGGACAAGAAATGCCGCACGCTCAGGGGCTTCCTGGGCAGCGACTGGGTGGCCCAGCAATACATCCTGACGCCCGACGAGATCCAGGAAGTCTATGGGATCGACGTGGGCAAGGGCTATACGGCGTACGACGGTGACGGTAACTCCACTGAAACGATGCCGGTCCGGCACTATGAGGCCGGCGGTCGGGACGAGAACGACCCGGCTGATGGAGATGCCTGCGTCTGGGAGATCTATCACCGGAAAGACGGTCTCGTTTACGTGGTTTGTGACGGTTACAAGGACTTCCTCCAGGAGCCGAGCCCGCCGGACGCCGAGATCGAACGCTTCTACCCCTGGTTCGCTTTCGTATTGAACGAGGGCTACGACGAGACCGTGTTGTTTCCCCAGAGTGACATTGACTTGCTGCGGGATATGCAGCTTGAACTGAACCGCGCCAGACAGGGACTTCGCGAACACCGCCGCGCCAACCGGCCCAAGACCGTGGTCGCGGCGGGCATTCTGGAAGAGGTGGACAAGGAGAAGCTGAAAACGCATCCCGCCAACGCCGTGCTGGAGTTGAATGCTCTCGCTCCGGGGCAGAAGATCGATGATGTGCTTCAGGTGGTGAAGAACCCGCCCATCGACCCGGCGGTCTACGATACGGCGCCCACCTACGAGGACCTGTTACGGGTCCTGGGCTCCGATCAGGCCGATCAGGGGACCACGAGCGGCGCGACGGCGACGGAAGTATCCGTGGCGCAGTTCGCCCAGCACACCGACACCAGTTCGATCATTGATGACATGAACGATCTGCTCACCGATCTGGCGCGTGCCGGGGGTGAGTTGCTCTTGCTCAACGTATCCGCCCAGGTTGTCCAGGAGATCGTCGGCCCCGGCGCCGTGTGGCCCGAGATCGACCGTGAGACCGTGGCCAAGAACGTCTACCTGGAGGTCGAGGCGACCGCCGACAACGGTCCCGACAAGCAGCAGGACATCCAGAACATGACGCAGCTGCTGCCCATTTTGCAGCGCATCCCCGGCATCTCGCCAGAGTGGATGGCGCGGCAGCTGATCGCGCGCATGGGCGCGGATATAGATCTCACCGATGCCTTCGCGGAGGGCGTGCCCTCCATCGAGGCGTTGAACCAGTTGATGGCGCAGCCGCCCGGTGTTCCTGGTGAGCCCGGTCCCGACAGTGCCGGCAAAGGACCACCCAGGCCCGGGGCGCCCGATGAAGATCCCAACGCCCAGGGACCCGTGGGCATGACCAACGCCACGGGCGGTCCCGGGACAGCGGGACCGCTGGGTCCCAGAGTGCCGCCGATGCAGGTGTTCGGCGTGAACGGCAATCGTCCCGGGACCGGCGGCGCCATGCCAAGGATGCGGGCTTCGTCCCAGGGCATGCCCACTCCATGAGCGTGATCCACGCCATCGCGCACCTGTTCGGCTGGAACACCGGGCGCGTCGTGTCGGTGTACGACCGGCAACAAAACCTCTGGATGGCGTTCCGGTGCGCGACCTGCGGCCGCGTTAGCCACAAGGCGCTGAACTCGTTCTGTCACCCCGAGCCGTCAGATGAGGACTTCAGGGAATGACACTCGCGCCGGAGCGCACATGACCCGCGAACCCGCGCCCACCCCATGAGTGAAACCGTGGAAACCTGGGAAGCCATCAGCCCGTTCAACCGCCTGGATCGCATCCGCGTGCCGGGCGGCTGGATCTACCGCACGACGCACACCAACGCGGTGGCGCTGTGTTTCGTGCCTCTCGTGCCGGAAGATCCCGTGCTCAGGACCGGCACACCCGACATTGCATCTCGCTGAGCCGCTCTCGTGTATCACGGGGTATCCAGCCGGCCTCGAACTTCGCGCGGAGGTCCTTCAACGCGGCGGGCTGAGAGTCCCGTTGGGGTGAGCGGAACGTGTGCCCGGTCTGGGCTTCCCAGGCTTCGCCCTCCAGATACGCCGGCAGGTTGTCGCGCCAGAGCCGGAACCAGTCGATCAGTCTCTGGAAGAAGCACCACATGCAGTCAGTGCGCGGTGGAATGGTGATGCTCCGGGCTTCGTTGAACGCGATCACGTCCGCGAGGCTCATCCCCGCCTCACGGAGTGGAAAACGCATCTCGACATCGGGCACGTTCTGGTAGTCGCCGCCCTCACGGGCGTCCTCGTCGGCGCGCAGGCCCACGTAGAAGACGGCGGGGGCTGATTTCATCAGGAACGCGGCGAAGGGTTCGATTTTCAGTTGCCGTGTACACCAGCGTTGCCGCCAGTTCGGCAGCGCGTTGTAGTGCCGCATTAACCCCTCAAGGCCCCCGGGCAGCATGATGGGCTGGATCGGGCCGATGCGGTCCCGCAGCTGACGCATGTGCGCGAACCACTCGGGCGGTTCGTTGCCTGTCGGCGTGCAAACCCACTGAAATGGGATGTCTGGATGCGTTTCCCGCAGTAGCACGGCCATGGCCACGCTGTCTTTTCCGCCGGATATGGCGCCGATGTGTCGCATGTGAAGGACCAGGGGTGTTTGGTGTTCAGCATGCTCCGTGTTGGTTTTGTCGGTCAACCCTCTGGACAACCAAACGAAACACGGCCCATAAGCGATCCTGGTTTCAGCCCAGCACCTTCGGTGAAGCAAGCAGGACAACTCGGTGGCCGAAGACGACACCAACACGACACTGAGCGACGACTTCGCGGACCCGTCACCCGCGCCTGAAACCACGACCGAGACGCCGCCCTCGTCAGGCAACCAGACCAGCGACACGCAAGACGCGCCCTCGTCAGGCGACACCCCACTGTCTGACCGGCAAGGACTGCTCGAAGCCGTCCGCGCGGTGGTCAAAACCCAGGAAACGCCCGCGCTACCCACTGAAGGCGCCGCGACACAAGGTGAGACACCAGACACGGCTGGGACCGCCCCGGGAGAAACCGGGGACCCAAAACCGGATGTCACGCCACCACCACCAGCCGCTGACCCGACCGCCGATGAACTCCGCAAGCTACGCCCGGAGACACGACGGCGGTTCGAACAGTTGCTGGCCCAACGCGATGAAGCCCGCGTCGCTCTGAACACGTTGCAGCCCGAGATCGAGCAGCACCGCCAGCTTCAGGGTTATCTCAAGCAACACCAGCTTGCCCCCGACGACGTGAATATGCTGCTGGGGGTGGGCGCCGCGCTGCGGCGAGGCGACTACCAGGCTTTTCTCAACGGCGTCACGCCCTACGTGCAGGCCGCTCAGGAAGCCATCGGTCTGCGTCTCGCGCCGGACATGCAGCGCCAGGTGGACGAAGGGCTCATCACCGAGGAAACCGCGCGCGAGGTCACGCGCATCCGTTTCCGGGCCAACCAGTCCGAGGAACGGCTGCGCGAGGAAACCACCTCCCGCGCCCAGGAAGACCAGGGCCGCGCGCTCGAAGCCGTGCGCATGGCCGTGACCAACTGGGAAAACGACATCCGAACGAGGGACCCCGACTACTCCCTGAAAGCCAATGCTGTCCGGCGTTTCAGTCAGGCACTGCTGCAAGAGAAGGGCGCGCCGACCACGCCCGATCAGGCGGTGGCGCTGGTGACGGAAGCGTACCGCGAAGCGACCGGCGAGTTCGCGCGGCTGCGACCAGCCCCGCGACCGACACGGCCCGCTCCGTCCGGCATCAACGGCACATCGCACGGCGCGATGCCCGAGCCGACCTCCATGAAGGACGCTGTCCTGCTGGCGATGTCGAACATGAGGCGCGCGTCGTGATGGTCAGGAACCTCACAAGATGGCTTTCACAGCCGGAGAACTCGCCAACATAGCCAACGCCGCTCTGGATTTTTACTACAACAAGGGAGACACCTTCAAACAGTCGATCCAGGCCAAGCCCCTGCTCAAGTGGGCTGAGTCCAGTTCCAAGAGTTTCCCCGGCGGCAAGGGGAATATCTCGCTCGCCGTCAAGGGCGACTACGGCGCGGGCGGCACCAACGATCACGTCGTGGGTTACACGCATAACGACACGGTGAACTTCTACACGCCGGCCAATATCAAGCGGGCGAACTATCCGTGGCGCGAGCACCACATCGGTCTCACGCTGACGCACACTGAACTCAAGATCGACGGGATCAGCATCACCGACGACGCCGGCAACGGTTCGGACATGAGCAATCATTCCGACCGCGAAGTGACCGTGCTGGTGAACCTGCTTCAGGACAAGCTGGAGGACTTTGGCGAACAGTATGCGCGTAACATGAACACCTTGCTGTGGGGCGACGGGACCGCCGACCCCAAGGCGCTGGCCGGCATGCAGAGCATCATCCTGGACAGCCCGGCGGTTGGCACCACGGGGGGTCTGGCGAGGACCAACACATGGTGGCGCAACCGCGCGGCGACCACCGCTTTCGGCACCGCCGGGGGCAGGGGGCCGATCACGTCAAGCCCGACCAACGGCGGCGCTTTGATCGAGTTTCTGCAACAGGAGTACCGCCAGCTTATCCGTTACGGCGGCAGACCGAGCAAGGCACTCGCCGGCAGCGCGTTCATCTCGGCGATGGAAATCGAGTTCCGCGCCAACGGCAACTACAGCATGACGGGTTTCACCGGCACGCAGGACGGTTCCATGGGGCAGCTTAAATTACCCGGCGGGACCATGATCGAGTACGACCCGACGCTCGATGATCTCGGCTTCACCAAACGGCTCTACTGGTGGGACCCGAGGCACATCTACCTGATGAAAATGGACGGCGAGTGGGATCATCGTTTCACCCCCGCGCGGCCTTACAACACGTTCGTCATGTATAAAAGCCTCACCCATACCGGCCAGATGTGCGCGCAGCAACTCAATGGTTCGGGGGTTTACGATATCGCGTGACTTTCGCAACCGCCGGGACATGTCCGTCCCGGCGGTGTTTCTCGTGGGACAGGAGGATGCCCCAATGCTGCACGCTTCGACCTTTGAATACCTGAAGCCGACTGACGATCAGATGCGAACCATGGCTCAGGCGCGCTCCGCTTTCGCGGAACTTACTGTTGAACTCGACAACATCATACCGGATGGCCCGGATAAGACCTACATGCTGCGTCAACTCAGGGACTGCGCCATGTGGGCGAACATCGCGATCACGCGCAACCCGGACGGCTCCCCGAGGACAGACTGACATGAACTTTCAGCTTTTGCGATGCTCCATCGCGCTCGCAGCCGATCCCGAACAGGTGGTGGTCCGCCACCGGGGAAGACCCATCGTCTTCCCGGAACTGATTGTCCTCCAGCATCTGCATGGCGAGGAAGCGATCCTTGATATCCATGTCGTGGGTGAGTGGGATGCCACCCAGGCCGAGGTCCTGGAAAGACTAAGGCTCATTTATGGGGACAAGGCGGTCACCGAGGTGTTCCCGGGGGCGCGGCCCAGACTGCCCGTGGGGGACGGCACGCTACCCATGTGTGTCGAGCCGATCCATGTCCCGGGACCGACCCGGCCCGATAGCCCCGATCCACTCCTGAAACCCCTGGATATGTTCACCATGCCGGCCTCGATGCCGCGCGTGGTGAATACATACAAGGACGAGCCGCCGCCGCCCGACGTATCGCTTGATCAGATCGCGGGACACGACGCCGATGAACTGGGTGACGATCCTCTGGGGTTGGTTGACGTGGTTACGGCGGCGGTCAAACCCGAGATGCCGGACGCCGCCTCGTTCCGCGCCCGGGACAATATCCGGGGCGAGGGCACCAGCGCGCCAAGGACGGCGGACCACCTGCCGGACGTGGCGGGCGGCGCCATGCGACGCGAGAGCGAGGGTAACCTCGCGGCGCGCACCGCGCGGGCGGCGCGGGTAGGCGCTTCCAGCAATGGGTAAACAACTGCGCGACATGTTGACCGATTTGCGCGCCGAACTCGGGCACAGCACCAACGTCGCGCACGGCATCAATGACCGGGACACGTTGTTATACTATCTCAACCGCACCCAACTTGATCTGTACCGGGACTACGACTGGCCGCAACTGATCATCGACCGTGACACCGAAATGGTTCAGGGCCAGCGATACTATCAATACCCCGTCGATCTGGGCTTCGAGGATATCTCGAAGCTCTGGCTCATATCAAACTCCAACATGTGGATTTCCAACGTCACCTACGGCATCGGTCCCCGCGAGATGCGGCTCTACGACAGCGAGGCCGGCGACCAGTCCTGGCCCCCACGCCGCTGGATGCACAACGCTGACTCGGGGATGTTCGAGGTCTGGCCGATCCCCGACGCCACCACCACCATGCACGAGGGCCTGCTCAGGATGCGCGGGACCAAAACCGTGCAACCCATGATCAACGACAGCGATCAGGCGACCCTGCCGGACCACCTGATCGTGATCTTCTGCGCCGCTGAGATCCTGGCCCGGGACGAGGCCAAGGACGCCCAACTGAAGATGACCAAGGCGAACGAGATCATGCGCCGGCACCGTGTGCGCCAGTTCAGTCATAAGCGCGAGCCTTTCGTGATGGGCGGCGGCGGCGGGGATGCCAGGGCGCCGATGGGCGAGTTCGATACCGGCGTGGTGGGCCTGGATTACATTCCGCCAGGGTATCAGTCGGGCTGATGATGTGAGTAAAGTATTCAGTATTCAGGACTTTAAGGAGGGTTTGGATGTACGCAAGTCACCGCTGACGGCGCCCGGCGGTTCGTTGCGTATCCTGGACAACTGTGTGATCACTCAGGGCGGCGAGATCGAGAAACGCATGGCGTTCGTTCAGGTCGCCACGCTGCCTTCGCAGGCGGATTATCTGTTCGGTCAGGGCGATAACCTGCATGCGTTCGGCGTCGGTCTCGGCGCCATCGACTCCGGGACCAGCCCCGTTCCGATCATCCCGCACTCGCTGGAGGACCCCGGCGGTCCGGGACCCGTCGATCTCACCGACGTGGACGCGTTCGACACCGGGTCCACCGGGTTCTACGTGTGCGGTTTCAGAGCCGATGGCGACCCGATCAACTGGTGGAACAACGTCATCGTGCGCGACGCCGTGGGTGGCGCCCCCATCGCGAGCGCGGGGGCCTACGCCCGGACCCACAAAACCAAGATGTACCGGCTTACCACCACCTATCTGGAGTTTTCCGGGGTGAACGATCCCTCGGTCAACGATCCGGCCAGTACGGTCCATCCCGGTGCCGGGTTCATCAACCTCGCGGCGCATGACGCCGATGGTGAGGGGCTACAGGGCATGGAGGTGTTCTATGACAAGATGGCGGTGCTCGCCCGCCTGTTGACGCAGCTTTGGCGCCTGGACCCGGACCCGACCCAGGACGTGCTGGAACAAACACTCAGGATCGGCACGCTGGCGCCGCACAGCGTGGTGCAGTTCGGCACCGGAGATGTCCTGTTCCTGTCGGACTCAGGCGTGCGCAGCCTCAAGTCCCAGACCGTCACCACCACGGCGGCGGTGTCCGACGTGGGATCGGCGGTTGATCCATTGCTCATCCAGCTGATCCGCACCGCGCTGGACAAGGCGCTCGACGCCCAGGCCGTGGTGCAGCCGATCACCGGGCGCTACTGGCTGGCCTGCGGCGACGAGGTCTTCGTGCTGAGTTATTTCCCGGCGGGCAACATCACCGCCTGGAGCCACTTCGTCCTGGACTTCTGGGTGAGCCAGTGGGCGGTCGTGCATAACCGGGTCTACGCCCGAAGCAGCGACAACAAGGTTTACCTCTACGGTGGCGTCGATGGCGCGACCTACGACAGTTGCAAGGTCACCGTGCGCACGCCGCACATGGACATCGAGGGACCGACCACGCGCAAGCGCATCCAGAGCGTGGACGTGATGTGCCAGGGCGCCTGGAGCGTCGCCATGGGCATGCTGCCCAACAACACCGAAGCCTTCGAACTGGTGGCGAACATCCAGGATAATACCTTCGGGCTTCAGAGCATTCCCTTCGCCGGTTACGGCACGCATGTGGGTGTTCACATGGAGCACCAGGCACCGGGTCCCGCGTTGCTGGCCTCGATCCACCTGAACACGGCTGAAGCGAGCGTGAAATGACCGGCCCCGTGGTCACGCGCGAGCCCGTCACGCGGGCGGTGGTGGCACATATCCTCGCCAACCTGCGCGAGCATGACCGTCGCGAGATCCTGGCGTTGCGCTGGGACGACGACCTGGAGCGGCTGGCCGACGAGGTCATGGCACTGGCGTGCAACGATTTATGGCAATCCTTCTGGGTCGATGGCGAGCCGGTGGCGCTGATCGGCGCCACGCTGATCCGCCCCGGCGTGGTCATGATCTGCGGTTTCGGCACCAAACGCTGGAACCGGGTGATCCGACCGCTGAGCCGTTACGTGCTGGAAGAAATGCGGCCCGCCATCCTGCGCACCGAGGTGCATCGCGCCGAGGCTTACGCGATGGCCGCGAACACCCAGAACATACGCTGGATCAGGGGACTGTTCGGCGGCGAGATCGAGGGCGTGCTGCGAGGCTACGGGCGTGACGGCGAGGACTTCGTCGTCCTGGGATGGAGACGCGACAATGTGTGGACCGAAGGGCGGCGGTCAGCCGTTCAAACCGACGCAGGTGTACCACCCGACGGCGGGACCGGACGCGGGCAAGGAGATCGTCGGCGATCCCGGCATCCCGCAGGAGTTCATTGATCGTGGCATCTATGACACCCAGGGTTACCAGAACCAGTTGCAACGCGACATTTCCGACAAGCAGTTGCAACAGCAGAAAGACATCTCCGACCAGCAACTGGCGTTCAACAAGCAACAGGTCGCGGACCAGAAAGCCCAGCAGGACAAGCTCCAGGCACAGGCCGATGCCCAGTCGGCGCGGCAGTCCACCTACGACAAGGGCCGTGCCGATCTGCTGGCGGCGGGCAGCAAGCAGGTGGGCGACGCGTTCGCGCGTTTCTCGCCGGAGTACTTCAACGAGTACTCCAGCGACTACCTGAAGAAAGCCACCGACGACATACAATACCAGAAAGATCTCGCCCAGAAGCAGTTGTTGTTCGGCCTCGCCCGGCAGGGGCTGAGTTCCAGTCAGGCGGCGGTGGATCAGCAAGGCCTGCTTGAGGAAGACAAGGGCCGCGCCGTGGCGGCGCAAACCCAGAACGCGCAGGACGCCACCAACACGCTGAAGGCCCAGGTCGCCGGCACCAAGCAAAACCTCCTGGGACAGGTGACGGCGGCTGAGTCCGTGGCGCCGCCCATCGCCGGGGTGAACGACCAGGCTGTCACCGCCGGCCTGGACACGACGCGGCAGGCGATCTCCGGCGTCACCAACACGTCGGGCGATGTCATCGCCAGCCTGGGCGGCGTGCCCACGGTGAGCCCGCTCACCAACATCTTCACCAATGTCCTGGGCGGTGTCGGGTCCTACGTGGGCGGACAGAACGCCCTGGGTATCAGCAACAGCTACGCCAACAGCCGAAGCGCGGGCCTGGGCGGGACCAACCCGAACCGGTCCAGCACCGGTCCATAGGGAGCGACGCACATGTGTCTCGGACCGGAGTTCGCCGCCGCCATGGCCGCCGCCGCGCCCTACATCGCGGCCACGTCGGCGGCGGTGGGCACGGGGGCGACGATCTATGGCGCGTCTCAGTCATCAGCCGCGCAAAGTCGTGCCGCCGACGCCGTAAGACAGCAGAACGCCGCCACCACGCAGGCGCAGAACCAGGCGTTCCTGGAGCGCATGGCGGCGACCAAAGCCCAGTCCGACGCGCAGTTCGCCACCGGCCAGCGCGAAACCCAGGACCGCACCACCCAGGCCATGGCGACCCGCGCGGCGCAGAACGCGGCGCTGGACCGGCAGAACCAGACGGTGAACGCCGAGAACCAGACGGCTGACCAGTTGCGCGCCGCCGCCGACGCGCGGGCGCAGGAACTCTTGCAGTCAACCGCCGCGCCGGGGGTCTTCGATAAGTCCCAGCAAGGCGCCCAGGACCAGGCGGCGATGCTGCTGGCGGCGTCCCAGGCGCCGGGTCCCACCGGTCCCGCCGCTACTGATCCTTCGGGTTCCGGCGCGTCCACCTCGGTCAACGACCCGGTGATGAAAACCGCCCTGGCAAGGCGCATGGGGATCGCCGCCGCCAACATCCGCCAGTATGGCTCCGACATCGCCAGGGTCGCGTCCTACGGTCAGCCGTTGCACGACACCGGCCAGGCGGTTACCGAGAACCAGACCGCCATCATGCCGACGCAGGCGGCGGAAAAGCTCCTGGCCGGCGGCTCCAACATCAGACTGCTGCCCTCGCAGATCGCTTACCGCAACGCCACCGACTACGGCGGCGCGGTGGATCAGTTGATCCAGCAACGCGCGGCGGGTGAGAACCAGTACGCCGGGCTCCAGTACGGCAACACGACGGGCAGCGCCAACCTGAGACAGTCCGACGCCGACACCCAGGCCGCCAACGCCGCCGCGCAGGCCAAAGCGGACGCCCAATGGCAGCAACAGGTGGCCGGGCTGTACTCCGGGATCGGCCAACTGGGGCTCTACGGCGCCGGGCGCTACGGCCCGGCGATATTGCCGGGTGCGTCGGGTTTGCCGGCGGCGACAACCGCGCCAAAAATCATTGGCGACGGAACCGGGGGGTTCAATTAAGCCATGCCAGTTTTCGCCACCGGTAATACGGGATGGGACCAGGGCCTGAACAGCCTCGCCGGAAGCCTGTTTCCCGATCCCTCGAAGCAGGCGCAGGCGGGATATTACGGCGCCGAGACGGCGAAGACGCTGCTTGATGCCCAGAAACTACGCTACCAGCAAGGCAAGATGGAGGGGCTGGACGCGGATCTGGCGGGTGTGTTTGGCCCACCACAACCCGGCGCGCCGCCACCCATGGCATCGGTCCCGGTCCCGGGACCTGTCCCGGTCCCAGGAGCCGCCCCGGCGGCGCCACCCGTGTCGGGTCCTCCGGTCACGGGCGGCAACCAGAGCGCCCTTCAACCCCCCGGCGGCGGGGTGAAACAAGCGCCCCCGGCGCAAACCAATGGTTCGCCGGCACCACCCCTTGACCTGTCACGGATCATCACCCACGCCATTCAGGGCGGCGCGCAGCCTGAGCAGATCGCGCACATGGCGGGGGCCATCATCAACGGCATGGTGGCGAGCGGACGCATCGACCGGGCCACTGGCAATGCCATGATGGCGAGTATGGGCGCCCCCGGCGCCTACGCGGCGGACGTGGACTCCCGAACCCGGATCACCACCACGGGTATAACCGAGGCGGGCGCGACCCAGCGCAAGGGGATGGAGCCGCAGCATGTCATCCGGGTCAGCGATGGCGCGGACATGAATGTTCCCCTGGCGGAGGTGATCGCGCATCCTGGTCTTTACCGGGGCTATGACAGCGCCCGGCTTCAGGCGGGCGACAAGCCCGAGCCCGTCACGGTGAACGGGCAACCCGCTTACAAACAAACCCGGGATCTGACGCAACCCGGTGTCACACCCCCCAGTGAAAGCACTCCGGTCATGGTGGTGCCTGTTGGCGGTGGTCCGGCCCGGTTGATGCTGCCCGCCGATGTGCGGGCCAATCCCGGGGCGTGGCGTCCCGCGCAGAGTTCGGACACCGCCGTCACGGGAACGGTGGGACCGGCTGGTCCGATGAACGTGACCGCCGCCGAGACGCTGAACCAACCCGGCGTGACACCGCTGCCCGCCACCACCGACCAGGGCAGCGCGCAGGCCACCGCTTTGCTGATGGACGCGTTGCGCAAAGGCGATCTCGCGAAAGGTCAGAGCATCATCCGCGCGATGCAGCAGACCCAGAACGCGCAGATACCCAAGCAGGTCATCACGCCGCAGCAACAGGAGGACATGGACAAGGCGGACCTGGCGTACTTCGCCAACCTGTATCCCCCGCCGAGCGGCGCGAACCCGCGCACATCGTCGCTCCCCGCCGCGCCACAGCCGGATCAACTGGCGTACTTCAACGGGTTGAAGCGTATCCTGACGAACGGTGCTTACAAAAATAACCCAGCCGCCGCCGGTCCCGTGGCCTGGGAACTGATGCGGGCCAGCGGGATGATCCCCAAGGACGCGACCAAGGATCGGACGGTGGGGATACAACCCTGGGCCGTGCCGGGGTACCAGGGCGAGTTTCCGAACATCACGGGCGGCAAGACGGACGAGCAACGGATCTACATCGGCGATGCGAAGAAACTGCCCCGGGACAAGCAGGGAGGCTTCGACTACTCGATGTTCGAGGGTTCGGTGGGGAACCCCAGCCTGACCGACACCGGGGCGCCGAGGCCCCAGGCCACGCCACCCGCGTCCGGGACCGGCCTGGGCACGCCCCTGGGATCAGCGGGTAGCCTGCCGGACGGGCCGTTCACGGCGAAGTCCACGGGTAAAAAATACATCGTCCAGGACGGTCAGCTTTACGCGGCGCCACCCTGATGGCCGGCGACATAGACAGCCTGATCCGCGCCGCCGCCGAGCGGTACAACCTGGATCACGACATGTTTCGTCGCCAGTTGGTGGCGGAAAGCGGGCTCAACCCGAACGCGCGCAACCCGTCCGGCGCGTCGGGCATCGCGCAGTTCATGCCGGCCACGGCGCGGGGACTGGGGATCGACCCCATGGACCCCTCGCAGGCGATCCCCGCCGCCGCGCGGTACATGCGGGAGAACCTGAACCGGTTCGGCGGCGACTACACGCACGCGCTGGCCGCGTACAACTGGGGTCCCGGTAACGTGGCGTCCAAGGGTATCGCCAGCATGCCCGCCGAGACCCAGAGATACGTCGCGCACATCATGGGCGGGAGCGGCGGCGGTCCCCCCGCGCCCATGCAGGACTCAACGCCCCCTGGCCCGCCCCCAGGGCCGTTGACGGCGGCGGTGGCACCGGACGGTCCTCCCCTTCCGATGTCGCCGCCGCCACCAGAGTCCAACCCGCTGGGGGCGCCCACGTCACTGGCGGATGCGTTCATGCAGGCGGCGCGGCGAGGCCGGGGAGTGGTGTGAATGTCAGGCAATCAAACCGATCCGCTCGACATGACGGATCAGTACAACACACCGCTTACACCAGAGGGCGAAGCCCAGTATCAGCAGTGGCTGGCGCAGCAGTCCCAGGCGGCGGGACGTGACATGTCCCGGGACACCTACGACTATGACATGCGCGGCGCTTTTCTTGGTGGCGCTGGTCGAGCCGGCAACGGTCACTATCCCGATACTTACAAGAAACCCAACCATCCGAGCTTTTCGGATCAGAGCCAGTATCACGGCGCCGATGGGCACCTGGGCGGCGCGTGGTCCCAGGCGCCAAATGGCGCGTGGCGGTTCGCCCCTGGACCCACCAACCTCCAGATGCACGGTCCCGCCGGGCTACAGAACTATTTCCAGCGAGGGGACCCGAACGTGATCCTGGACCTGCCGCCCGCGCCGGCCCCGACGCCCGCCCCAGCAACGCCAGTCGCACCCCTGTCGATGCTGGATTACGTCCGACAGTCCATGGCGCGGTCCAGCTAGATGCCGCCCGATGGGATGCCTGATCTTCGTGACCTCGTCCCCACGCGATCCGAGGACCCGGCGCGATCCGAGGCAATGCCGAACCTCCAGGACCTCGTGCCGACACCAGCACCGCCCCAGGCGCGCACCGAGGTGATGCCTGATCTCCGGGACCTCGTACCCACGCCGCCGGCCCAGGCCACGCCGTCCCCGGCGATAACCACGCCAGCGGGGCCAGCCGCGCCCCCGGGACCCTGGATGCTGGGTGAGACCGGGACGCCGGATGATACCAACCCACTGGACGCGCCGCCGTCCACGGGGCCGCACGGGTTCGGCGTCAGCCTGGTCGAAGGCATCGTGGATACCATGTCGCAAGGACGCCAGCTTGCCCGGGGCGAGGCGTTTTCCGACGAGAACATTCCACCGCCCGTGGAGCGCACGTTGCTGGGTAAAGCGGCCTACGCGCTGGCTCCCGGGGCGGTCACCGCGTCCGGTATCGCCGTGGGCGCGGCGGGTGGCGCCGCCGGGGGCACCGCCGTCGGAGGACCGGCGGGCGGTGTCGCGGGCGGCATCGCCGGGGGCATCGCCGGGGGTGGCGCGCTGGGCTTCGCGCAGTCTTTGATCCCGTCCTACCAGGACGCCCGCAGACGCGGTCTGAGCCATGACGACGCGGTGAACGAAGCCTACAAACTGGCGGCGGCGAGCGGCGTACTGACAGGTGCCACGGCGCCGCTGTTCGCCTGGGCGCCGTTCAGGAGTTGGGTCGGTAACCTGCTGTTGCATACGACGGTGACGGGTCCCGCCATCGGCGCCACCGAGCGCGGCCTGATCAACCCGGCGATCACCGGTCAGCCGGCGCCGAGCGCCGAGGAAATGGCGTCGGGGTTGCTCTCCGATATCGTCATGGGCGGCATGTTCACCGCCGGCATGCACGGCGGTCCCGCGCTGGCCCGGCGGTTCATGCCCGATGGCAGGCCGATCCTGGACGTGGGTGTTCCCGAGACACCGCCCGGGCAAGGCTTGCTGACCAGTACTCCTGGCGTCGCGCCCGCGCCCGAGCCGCCCCCGCCAGGGTCCTACGGGCGCGAACTGTTCACCGCGCCCACCGAGACGGCGCCCCCCGTCGTCACGCCTGTCAGCGGCGGTGTGCCACCAACCATGCCGCCACCGACAGAACCAGCGACGCCACCGACAGGACCAGCGACAGAGCAACCACCCATCCCACTTCAACCTCCAGCCAGGACAGAACCTGATGTTAGCACAGTCCAGCCCCGCCCAGGTGAACCCGTCGAGCCCGTCACTCTCGCTGCCCCTGCTGTTCCCGAACCGCCCCCCGACCAGACGATCCAACCCGCCCCCGGTGAAACCGCCCGTCCTGGTTTGGAGCCGACCGCCGGTCCAGCTGGAACTGTTCCCGTGGATGAAACCCAACCCGGCGGGCAACAACCAGTTGAGCCGGGCATCGCTCCCGGCGTGGTTCGACCCGAGCCAGCTGCTCCTGCCTCAGAGCCTCAAACCTCTCGCATAGAGCCTGGAACCGAACTGCCTGTCCCGGGACCAGTTGAACCTGTCCCGGGACCACGGCCAGCGGAGCCGGCACCCCCGGCGGAACCGACCGAGCCATCGATCCGGGGGAGCACACCGAGGGAAACCTTCGACGCGTTAACCCGGTTCAACGCACCCGACGAAGCCTATCGCGACATGCTTTCCACCGGCACCAAGGAGCCCCTCAAAGCGGGCGAAACGTGGCGCGACCGGGCGGAACGCTACGTCAAAAGCCTGGAAGAACCCACACCCACGGCCCCCCGTGTCGTCAAAGGTGGGCCTGGGTGGGACCCCAACAAGAACCCCGTCGCCCCCGGCGGTCCACTCGCCGAGCCCCCGCCCTCCAGTGAACCGCCGCCAGCGTGGCGCGCGAAGAACCGGGACATCCCTGACACGCTCTATCGTGGCTCCGGGCGCGAGGACCAAACAGGCGTCTACAATCCCGCCGGGGGCACGCCGATCCCGATCCTGGGACCGGGGCGCTATCACGCGTTCACCGAGGAACGCGCCAAAAAGTATGGCCCCAACATCGAGATCACGCCCAACGATCTGCGTAACCCGCTCATAATCAGATCCGACGAACAGTGGAAAGCCCTGACCAAGGAAGCCGGCTGGGCGTTCCCCAACCCGTTCGGACTGAGCAAGGAGGTCATCACCCGAAACACCCAGGCCATGCGAGACCTCGTCGAGGCCAAGGGCCACGACGGTGTCATCGTTCACTGGGACGACAGCACTCACCTGGACGTGGACAGTCAGGGCCGAGGCATAAAGTTACTGCGCAACGTGTTTCGCGACCCCCAGGCGGTGGACTACCGAGGCACGGGCACCGCCGAGGATACCCTGGCGAAACGCGGTTTCGGGGGCCAGACCCGAACCCCGAAAGCGCCGGGAACACCCGACCCGCTACCCAAACGCGTCGGCGCCGCCCCCCGCGTGGCGCCCGAACCCGTACCCGAACCGGGCCGCGCGCCCACCCTGGAGGATTATAATTACTCACGCGATGTGAGCATGCACCGGCAGGCGTTCCACGACGCGCTGGCCGGGACCGGCGAGGACCCCAGGACCGCCGCCAACAAGCCCATGCCGGAGCAAATCGCCCTGCTCAGTAAAGCGGTCAAGGATAAATACGGTTTCACCGACGTAACGGTACGACCCGGGGCCGAACCCCGGATCGTGCGCGACCAACTCCTGAACATGCACCAGAACATGCAGAACATGGCGCACGCGCTGGGCTGGGCGCCCGAGGTGATGTCGCTGGACAGACTGGTCAACCTGGACCTCGTGCCGCGCCAGTTCGATGGCGGGCACTGGATGGGACGCTACCAGTGGGGCGGTAACACCAAAACCATCCAGATTTCCGGCGGGTCGAACAGTTTCGCGCACGAGTTATGGCACGGGATCGATAATTATCTCAGCGACGTACTGAACAAGAACCCCAACAAGCAGGCGCTTTTCACACGGTCCGCCCGAGCCGGCGAACTGGACCCCGCCCAGGACCCGGTGCAGGCGGCGTTCGCGCATGTGCTGAACACCATGAGCCATGGATCGGGCGAGATTTTGTTACGCCGGCTCATACTGGAACAGACCGCCAAACAGGTGAACAAGGCCGGCCAGCCCACGAAGCGGGCGGTGGACGCGCGTGCCATGCTGGACCGGCTCAACGCCGCCGCCACGGGTGGCCTGCGTATCCCGGACAGCGACTTCGTGAAGCAGGCGAAAGGACTGCCACAACCGCGCTACCACGCCAGCGTGGAGGAACTGTTCGCCCGCATGGCCGAGGCGTACACCGCGTACAAGATGGTTCAGGCCGGCGTCCCGGACACGGCGGGCGTGGCGAAATCCGATCAGGCGTACCAGGACGAAACGATCCGCTACCTGCGCGAGGCTTACCCCGACCCAGGCGACCGGCTGCGGCAGTTCGCCGCCATGGATAACCTGGTCTACGAGATGCAACGCGCGGCGGTGCTCAACCATGGCCACGCGCCGGCCCAGAGAGCGTCCACGGCGCGCACCCTGGCGATGTGGCATGACCGCCCCCCGGATATCGGTCCCGGCTTCATGGCCGCGCTGCGCGCCGACATGGCGGCGTTGCGCCCGGACCGGCTGCTGAACAGCGATCACGACCAGATCGTGTTCCCAAAAGACCGCGAACCGCCGCCGCCCACCTGGAACACCAGGACCGGCGTGGCCCGGCCCAAGAACGCGGGCGAACGCATGGGCGACGCGGCGGGAGGCTGGTTCCTCTCGGTGATGGGCAACCTGGAACGCTGGCGGAAGCAACTTCCCCCGGGCGCGCGGCCCTACCTGACCCAGATCCTGGATCGGGTCGGGGTCTCCCACGAGGGCCGCTTGCAGCCCATGACGTTCGAGGAACGCTACCGGCATCCTTCGCGCAAGAAATCCGCCGAACTGAGCGATGCGTTCCGCGACAGCGGCCTGGTCAACAGAGTGGGGAGAATATACACAAGTAAAGCCGACGACGAAATGATCTGGCACACCCTGACCACGGGTGAGCACACGTATCCCACGAACCACCTGGACCCGAACGGTCCCCGGGTGCCGATCCCCGGCAAGATCCTCGACTTCGCGGAAAAAGCCCGGCCCATCCTGGACGCCATGCACAAGATGGCGGACGACGCCGGGCTGAAAGTGGGTCACGCGTCGGAGGGCGGCGGCTACGCGCCGCGCACCTATGACGATCACAAGATCCTGGGTCACGAGGGCGAGTATCGCCGCGACATGACCGAGGTCGTGAAGATCATCTTCAACAACGATATCGACGCGGTCCCGGACGCGGAGCAGCCAGCCCGGTTGCACCAGTGGTGGCGCGGCGTGGGCGAGGCGGTGCGCGACGATCCCATGCTGGACCCGAAAATCCGCGACGCGATGGAGACACTGGGTAAAAACCTGACACGCATCAAGAACATCGAAGCCGAACTGGCGGCGGGTCCCGGCGGTCCCGGGGTCAACCCCACCACGCACGATCCGGTGAAACTCAACGCCGACCGGCTGACCCTCATCGATGAAAACCAACAGATTTTCGGTGCGTTCCGTAATCGGGTCCGGGACCATTACGCGCCCATCGAAGCGAAGAACCGTTTCGATCGGATCGCCAAAGGCGACATATCGAACTGGGAGACCTTCGGCCCGAAGTCGCAGTTCCTGAAGGGCCGGACCCTGCCGCCGGAAGCGGATCGCATCCTGCGGAACTGGATGATCCAGAAGCCGAGGGAGGGTTTGCTCAACTACATTCACGGCATGAGTCAGAAGGTCGCCTACCACGAGATATTCGGTGAAACCGGTGGGGAAATCGAGAAGCTGATCCAGCACATGGTGGACGCGGGCGCGCACCGCACCATCACCGACGAGATCAGCCGGGCGGTGGAACTGCTCACCGGGCGGGCGCTGCGCGACGTGGACAACGCCACCAACACGATCACCAACACGGTCGCGGCGCTGGGCACCATGATGCTGCTGCCCGGGGCGTCGATCACCGCGCTGGGCGAGCCCGCCGCGACGTTGATCAACGGCGGCAACATGCGGCAACTGGTCCGCACCTACACCAACCTGGTCGGGCAGATCCTGCGCACCGCCAAGGGCGCCGAGCGGATGGCGGCGGTGCGCTATATCGGCGGCGTCATCGACAGCATGCAGAGCAGCGCCGCCGCCAACCGGTTTCAGGACTACTCGGGAACCCCGCGCATCGCCAGCCTGGTGAACGGTTTCATGGAACTGGCCATGGGCAAGATGATCCGGCACCTGCGCGCGGCGGGGCTGGACGCCGGGTCCCGTCACCTGATGCCCTTGCTGCTGAAATACGCGACCGAACCGGCCAAGGGCGACTACGAACTGAACCGCCAGGACGACGCTCAACGCATGCTCCGGGAGTGGGGTGTCCCGGACAGGCGCATGGCCGAGCTACGGGATTTCCTGGACCAGGCCGGGGGACCGCCAACACCAGCCCAGATCGCCGCCGCCGGTCGCGTGGGCGAACTCTACGAGTTCGCCGCCAACCGGATGCTGGATCGCTTCAACCAGGACCCGTCACCCGCCGAGAAACCCGTGGGCGGCATGAAAAACCCGGTCCTGCGCATGATGTTCGGGCTGACCTCGTTCATCTACACGTTCTTCCGCCACACCATGATCCCCTGGCTCGAAAAGGCCGGGCACGCCCGCCAGCGCCAGTTCGACCGGTCCACCGAAGCAGGAGACAGGTTCCCGAACATGCAAGCCGAGGCGGCGCGGTTCGCGTCCTGGACCGGGGCGCTGACCGGCATGGCGGTGTTCCTGGCCGGGACCGCGCTGCTCTACTCGGTGCGGACCTTCTTCCTGAGCCATCAGGTCTGGCAAAAGCATGCCGAGGCCGGCGACCTGCTCCCCTGGCTGATCAGCGGCGCGATCTCCCAGTCGGGCATCGCCGGTCCCCCCGATATCATCCTCCAGGGTCTGGTCGGACTGCGCTACCGCGCCGATGTCGCCTCGTTCACCCAGGGCGCCTACCCGGCGGCGATCACGCGTGGGCTCTCCGACATCGCCAAGATGTTCGCCGCCGTGTTCGGCAAGACCCCCGGCACCAACACCGATGTCTATAACGGGCTCTACGCGCTGATCCAGATGATCGCCAAGCCCGGCATGCTGGCGAGCCTCACATGGTTGGCGCAGCACGTCCCGGAGGGCGGTCCGCTGGCGGCGCTGATCACCGCCGCGTCGGTTGTCGGCACGTCTTCCACCGTCACACGGGGCGCCACCACGATGCTGGCCGGCGAGCGGGGCACCGCTCTGCCCGATAAGCCCGCCGCCGGGCCGAGGGCGGGAGCGATCCAGTTGCCGTCAGGCCATCCGACATCAGTACACCCGGCCCGGTCCGGCGCCGGGGCGATCCAGTTACCCGGACCGCGTACCGACAAAGCCGGCACGGGGGCCAGCGCGAGCGGCGGCATGACCAGCATCGCCGCCGGGGCGCTCGATGATGTCGCGGTGCCCTTGCTCAGGGTGATGCCGCCATGGGGCACCGCCGCCGCCGTGGGGGTGAGCGCCGTCACGGCGTTCGGCGCCATTCTCAAACAGGCGCACGAGTACAAGACCCAGGGCGTTCCACCGGAGAAAGCGCGCTGAACCGCTGTCGGGTGTTGCGTTCTCGAAAAACAGATCGTAACGATAAAACCGTGTCTTATCAACGGTAATGCGTTACGTATGTGTCACAGTGCCAAAATCCGGCACAAAACACCGTGGGGTGTCGTCACAAAACACCATATGGTTCAACAGCTTACGGCCATAATGTTGGTTATCGTGACAGAATGCAAAGATTTGCGACTAAGCAACAAAGCCAACATGTTGGTTTGTTGGTTTTCCTGGAAATCCCTGATGTATCCTGGCCTTTTCGGTGTGTTGCGTAAAGCGTGTAGCTATGGTCAAGGGGGTGTATCAGGTGGTGTTTTGTGCCGGATTTCGGCACTAAATTTAAGTTTGTATCGCGAAAATCCAATGGCCACGGGCCTCGCCGGGCCGAGTGCCGAAGTCAGTGCTGAAAAATATTGTTGGGTTTCAGGCGTCTTTCCGGTAGCGCCGGCCAATGGTCGCGGCGGCGGCGACGGGCAGTCCCGGCGCCCAGGAAGGGCACCGGTTCATCGCTCGTGACAGCCACGCTTTGGCGTCCTCGGCGCGATCCTCGGGGACCTCGGCTATGAGTTCGTCATGCACCGTCGCGATCAGGGGAGGCCCGGCGCGATGCACCCGGATGATCGCCTCGCACATCACGTCGCGGGCGATGGCCTGGACCAGATTTTCCACGAGCTTGCCGGGCCAGGACCGCACCCAGGCCCAGCGCCCCTGTTCGACGCCCCGGTAGACGAACTCCAGGTGACCGTGCTCGGGGTGCCGGCGGACCTGGGGCTCGCGGTAGACCAAAGCCCGTCCGCTCGGCAGGGTGATATCCAGGCTCTGGGACCGATGGCTGAAAGTCATGCCCCGGAAAGTCACGGCTGATCCCACCGGACCCGAAGCCACGGCCAACGCGATCTTGTGCGCTTCCCACCACAGTCGCACCACGCGATGGTTCAGACCGCGCCAGCCGGCGACGGCGTCCTCGGCCTCGCCCTCGGTGAGGCTCACGCCGAAGCCCCGCGCGGTGTCGCGGAACCGCCTCGGTCCCATGCCGAACCCCGTCGCCAGGACCAGGACCTTGCCAAACTGGCGGTTGTCGGAGCCCAGCGACTTCGCCGTGTAGGTGTAGACATCCTCGTCCCGGCGGAACAACTCGACCACGTCATCCTGCCCGGCCAGCCAGACCAGTACCCGGGCCTCGATCTGGGATAAATCACAAGATACCAGCATATGCCCTGGCGCCGCCTCGATGACGGATCTGAGCATCGAGGCGAGACAGCCCATGGGTGAGTCCTCGAACAGTAAATCCAGATCCTCGACCCCGGCCCCGGCGTTGACCACGTCCACCGCGCCATGCACGTCCTTGATCGTACCCCTCGGGAAGTTCTGCCATTGCACGCCCCGGCCCGCCCAGCGGCCCGTCCTGTTCGCACCGTAATACTGGAACCCGCCCCGGACCCGGTCGTCAGCCGAGACCCGGTTGGCGATGGTGACGAGCTTGGCGGTGCTGCTGCGAGACACGTCCTGGCGGCAGCGCAGGACGGCCTGGACGTGGCGGGGGAGCCCGGGACGGGTCAGCATGGCTTCGACCGCCTCGCGCCCCAGGGTGGGTCTCGGGGGCTTGCCATGGCCCGGGTCCAGCATGGGCACGGCGATCTGGTTCTCTTCCAGCCACGCCACGAGTTTGCCCACCTGAGCGCCGGACGTGATCCGGCCATTGGTGAGCCGGTTCAGGCGCGCGTTGATGCGCAGCTTCTCGGCGCCGGACAGGGTGCGCATGCGCTCCACCAGGGGGAGATCCACCCGTACGCCGCGTTGATTGATGTGGTGATCGGCGATGAAGATCTCGTACTCGCGGGGGCTCAACTCCGGGACCGCCCGGTCAAGCTCGCGTTCCGCCGCCACGTCCTGGGCGCAGTACGACACCAGGGCCGCGAACCGCGTCGGGTCGGTCTCGTGCCACCACGTCAAGGGATGCAGGCTCCGGGGCCTCGCGAAGCGCAACATCATATCCCGGGCGGAACTGTCTTTCTGGATGCTCAGCCCCAGCGCGTGGCCTGCCAGTTCGAGGGAAGCGGGCAGGCCGGCGACCAAAGCGCGGGCCATGGTGCAGGACCATTGCTGGAGATAGATCGGCGGGAACCCCAGCGGGACCAGTTTCGCCGCCCAGATATTCAGTTCGAACAAGTAATTATGCGCGACTACCGCGCACATGGAGACAATCGCCGCGCGCAGATCGTCGGGACAGGAACCGCCGGTCCAGGTCTGTATCGGTCCCTGGTCAAGGGCGTAACAAAGCACGGTGACCCGGGTGCTCGGGTCGCTCGCATACCGATGCACGCCCACGACCCGTAGATCGGTCTCGGACGCGGTTTCCAGGTCAATAACCACTCGGGTCCCGGACATGACTCAGTCCAGACTTCGTAATCGCCGCGCGGTGTCTGAAAGGGTATCGATGATCGAGTTGATTTCGTTCATGCGTGGCGAGCCTGGTACCCCACTCTCGGCGGACCTCAGTCTCCGCGTGATATGATCAAGCTGAACCGCTTCTTTCTCCAGGTAATCTTTGTCGAGGTCCCCCACCAGCGCGAGCCCATGCTCGGTCAGGAAAGTTTTCAGTTCCACGAGTGAGACCTTACCGAAGTTAGGTATCCGCAACAACTCAGCGGAGGACCATGCCGTGATCTCTCGCCAGGTCCGGGCGGTTTTTGGGTTCGGGGGGTCCCAATCCGCATAGTATTCGAGATGCGACAACGTATTACGGGTCCGCGTGGTCAGCGTCCCAATGGGGTTAAGCATTCCGTTGGTGTCACGCCAGCTAATTGGCGCATCAGGGTCAAGCTGTTTCATGCCGGCGGTTCCACGGTACGCGGCGGGATGGACGGCTCACCGGTCCAGGCGGCACGCAGCTGCTCGACCAGTCGGCACTCGTTCCATAAGTGAAATACAGGTCCCTGACCCAGGATCTTCATGGCGTCGGGTAAGGACGTGTCCCAGGGAGGGGCACCCTCCCGGAGCGACGCCCGCAGCCCGTGGTGCGCCACCAGCAGGTCATCGATGGCGCGGGCCAGCCTGGGCAGATCGGTGATGATGATCGGGTTCATACTCATACCGTGAGCCCCAGCCAGAGCAATGTCATGGCCAGTATCACCAGGGCGACGACGCCCATGAGGATCTCGTGCATCAGAACGGCGCCTCGTCTTCATCGTCCTCGTCGTAGCCGCCCTCGCCCGCGCCGTACGGGTCGAACTCGTCCTTCGCTTTCTTGCGGTCATCCAGGCGGGGACCGTCAACTCTGCAAATCTGCACGTTGTTGAGGTTGAAGTTCACGCCCTTGTTGCCGGACACGTCGTACGCGAAGGGCCGGACCGTGGCGCGGGCCATCTGCCCCGGCCACACGTCGCCCGGGACCGTGATGTCCTGGAGCCGGGCGTCCACCACGCCGGGGCGATCCTTGCTCCAGGGCTGAATGTATATGCCCCCGACCATTTCCTCGTAGCCCTTGGTTTTCTTGGCCTGGGTGCGGCGGAAGGGTGAACGTATGGACGCCACGAAGTCCTTGTCCCGGGACTTGCCGGCGCCCCACATGTCGTCGATGGCGGCACCCACGGCCTTCCTGAGTTCGAGAAACGCGGGGTCCTTCTGCGCCGCCTGATCAAACAAGAGCGCGCAGCTGAAGCGTGGATCGGCGCCCGGCGCCGCCGGGCGAGCCACGAAAAGATGCGGATACGAAAGCAAGGCGATGGGCGTGCGTACAGCCATGGTGGTCACTCCATTCAGGGTTCCAGATCGGAGAAGCCGGGGGAAACGGAGAAGCGGAGAAGATGGTTACTCGTCGCTCAGCGGATGCCCTCGATGCTCACGCGTTCAGCGACTTCATGTTTCAACCGTGTATGCGCTTCGAGTCGGATAGCTTCCGCGATCAGTTCATCCAGCATGTCGATCACGGTGTCGGTGCCCCACGCGTCAACCGGCAGATGAAGGCGCTCACGGTACTTCCGCCGTCCACACAGCCAGATCGTGAGGTTGCTCAGTTCCTCACTCAACATGTCCGACCTCCTCGAAGTCCAGACCTCCGGGGGCGGTGCGGGCCAGTTTGGTCCCGGAGGATTTGCTCTCGACATAGGGCGTCGCCAGCCGCCACGCATCGGACGATTTACCCACGAGCTTCTCCACCTGCGCGGGGCTGCGCAGTTTTCGCTCCCAGATATCGAAACCGGCCAGGAGCGTTTCGATGGCCGACGTATCACTCCACCGCCGGGTGGGACGCGTCGGTACCTCGGCCCAGCCCGGCACCCGCAGGCCCTCCTTGATACGCAGCAGGCCAAACCCTTTCATCGCCTCGGCCCAGAGCGTGACTTTCTCGGCCAGGGATAAACGCTCCGAGACCACGTCGGCCTCACTGGTGTCGTCGAACTGGGTCCGCGCGGCTTCGCGGGCGGCGTCGAGCAACGCGGGACAGGCGTGCGCCACGGGACAGAACCGGCACCAGGCGCCCGTCACATAGGGCGCGGCGGGGTCCTCGCAGGCGCGCACCGCCGGGATTAATACTTCGGCCACCCACATCGCCACGTCCAAGGTCGTCAGGTCCTGCGACCTGATCTTTTCCGGGTCCCGCACGTTCGGCTGCACGACGGTGAGTTTGATGCGCGAGGGCCACATCCCTTGCTCGGCCAGTTCGGCCAGCACGCCCGCCCCGTAATACATGAGTTGCATGTTATCGGTGACATTGACCAAAACGCCGGAACCATTTTTGTAGTCAACGATCTCCACGAAGTCCTCGGTGTGGAACTGGACATCACAACGCCCGAACATCGTCACGGGCGGCGGTGCCGCGCCAAAGTAACTGTCCAGGAACACGGTCTTCTCAACCCGGGGCGAGACCTTGAGTTCAGCCTGACGGCGCAGGACATACTCCAGCATCACCCGCACACCACCCGTCAGGTCCTCGTCCACGGTGATATCGTAGCCATCGACCGAAACCACGATGCCCTCGTTGCGGCGCAGTTCGCTGAACGGATCACCCACGTTGCCCATTTCGGTGACGGCCTGTTCGAGCAGTGTATGCGCGACGGTCCCCGTGGCGGCATGAATGGTGGGCGCCTTGTGGCGTTCCCGCCGGGAGAGGTTGAAGCTACCGGGACAATGCGCCCAGCGGTCCATGCCCGACGCGCCCAGTTCGGAGTGCGCCGGCAGCGGTTCGTCCTCGATGATGTGCGCGTCCATGCTCAGAGCCCCGGCGGGATCTTGATTTGCAAGGTCCGCGCCAGATCCAGGGACTGCTTCCACAGACCCGGCGCGGCATCCAATGGCAGATCGATGAACTTGGATACCTTGTAGGTCTTCTGGAGCGCCTTCACCGCCTCGGCACCGCCGTTGGCGAAACATTGACGTAACAAAACAATACTCCCGTCCATGCACTCCTTGGGCGTGCGCACACGCTCCACGGGTTCGGGATCTGGTTTGGACGGTAAGGGCGCGTCTTCGGTGTCATCACCAAAAGGATCGCCCGTACCAGGACCAGCGGAGCCAGATCCCAGAAGCGGATCATCGACCTCGGCGCCGTTGGTGGTCCCGGCGGCTTTGGCGTCAGCCTCGGCCTTCTCCCGGGCGGCACGGCGTTCGGCGGTGCGGTCCCGGACACGTTTGGGCGGGGCCTGCGTTGTTGATGCCAATGGCTTCGGGGCCACCGGAGCGGGCTCGTCATCCAGTTCCAGGTCATCCCCGGGATCAGGTCCCGGCTCGGGCGACAGCACGGTGGTGGAAACGCCACGCTTACTCAGTTCAGTCGCGAGATATGAAAACGTGTCCAGCACGCGCCCGGCCTCCCCAGGGCGTGTCGGATCGAAGGTCAGACTAATCGTCGCCGTGATACCGTCAGACATGAACTCTCTCCGTTTTCTCGGTTTCGTATATTTCCAGCAGTTCACTGGCTTTTCGTCGGAAAGCCCGCATGATCCGTTGATCCAGCGAGCCCGGCGCGTAGAGGAAACTGGCGATCACCGGGCGGGCCTGGCCCATGCGCCAGGCGCGGGCGATGACCTGGTCGTTCTCGCCGGGCACCCAGCTGGGCTCGACGATGCCGATGTGGGATGCCGCCGTCAGCGTGATCGCGGTCCCCGCCGCCTTGATCTGTCCCACGAAGACGCGGGTTTCGGGGTTGTCCTGGAACCGACGCACGGCGTCATCGCGATCCGCCGTGGACGTGGCCCCCGTTATGGTGACGGGATTGAAGTCCAGCAACAGACCCGCCAGCGTCTCGATCACGTTGGTGTGCCATGCGAAAAGCAGGATTTTATCAACGCCCGTGGATAACTTTTCCCTGGCCCACTCGGCGGCGGGAGCGGCTTTGGCCTCGCCCAGTAAACGCCGCAACGTCGCCAGATGGGTCTCGCTGGAACGCAGCGTGTCGGGCAGGGCTTCCAGCGGGACCAGCATGAGAAGATCGATCTGGTCCCGCTGGGACACATGCCAGGACGGGCCGGCGGTCGAGGACATGACCAGGGGCACGTCCTCGACCTGTAGCGGGGGTAACTCTTCGAGTACGTCCCGCCGTCTTCGGCGTAACAGGACCGGCGCGAACGCCTTGCGTAAAACGTCCTGGCCCTGAGACCCATGAATGCTCCGACCCCAGGTGCCGTCTGTATACCGGGTATATCGTTCCTCGAAGTCCGCCTGGCCCAGGGGCTTGCCCTCGTGGGTGAGCAGATCCGGCCAGAAGGTTCGGTAGTGCGGGAACAACTCCCCGGCGTGGTTCGGCGTCGGCGAGCCGGTCAGTAACAACACCCGGTCCGCCGTGGACTGGATGCCCCGATGGGTGAACCGATCACCATAAATGGCCCGGGTGCGATTGGATGAGCCCTCCTTAAGATAATGCGCCTCGTCCAGGACCAGAAGATCCCAGCGGCGTTCCCGCAGGGGACCCGCCCAACGCTTCATGGTCGCGCCGTGGCTGAACGTGTCATAACTCAGGATAAGTATGATCTGGTCGTCCAGCAGGCCACCGGGAAACGCGTTGTGTCCCGGCACCCGGGTGAAGTGCGCCATCTCGGGCCAGAACTTCCTGATCTCCAGGGGCCATGAAACGCGCCCTATGGCCGGCGCGATGATCAGGACACGCTTCGCGTCCCGGGCCTTGGCCACCAGGATCGCCATCAAACTCTTACCCAACCCCGGATCGTCGGCCAGCATCGCCGCGCGGTGTCCCGCTCGGGCGAGCGTGTCAACCTGGGTGTTGTGTTCGGTGTTTGGGGACAACGCGTCCAGGACAAACTTCACACCATCCAGCTGGTAGGGTCGAGGCGCCGGGGCAGGTCCCTGTTTCGGCATGGAAAACCTCGATCCTGGAGGGTGAAGCCGGAAGAGCGTGTCGAGCGGGTGTCGTGTCCCAACCTTACGAGTGTTGTGTTTCCTGTCAAGCTACTTGTTGGTCTGAACTCCATTTGAGTCCGCGATACGCGATCAGAGCAGCCTCGGCCCGACCATCGTCGCGGACCCTGGAAAACAATGCCGCGTCACACGGGAACATCCGCATGGCCATGGCCCGCGCGCCGTGTTTGGCGGCGTCCAGGCCCAACCCACGCTTCCAGGTACCGGGTGTGATCAGATGGACGGGCACGTCCAGCGCCGCCAGCACACCCAGGACAACACCGTACCCCTGACCAAACGTGAACATGGAGGACACACCCTGTTTGGGCATGGCGTGGACTTTCTCGACCCAGGCCATGTCGGGGCGCCATGCCCGGATCAGTTCGGCCAACAACACGGGGACAACCTCACGCCGTGTCCCGGTCCCCGACTTCGCCACCGGCATGTCCCGGACCTGAAGCAGGTCCAGACTGCTCTCGATCATCGCGAAAGCCCCGTCCAGGCCAGGGTCAACGCCCAGCACCCGCACCGGTCAGACCGCCGCCACGCCGGACACGCGCCACGGTGGGTTCGCCACGACACCGAAAGGGTCCCCCTCGTCCACCAACAACTCGCCCAGCGCGAAACCCTGTTGGGTCATCACATGGATGACCGGGACAACCCACGCGGATGACACGGTCTTACGTTGTCTCCACATCTGCACCTGGGCATAAGACAACGCCTCGGTTGGTTCGTTGCGGCGCAACAAATCCAACAAAGCGGTTGGCCCGCCCACGGCGTCGAACACGTAAGCCACGTCCAGAGTAAGCATTTCAACAACTTCCCCGGTCAGTGTCGGCATAATGTCGCCTAACAGACACATACATGTAGGGGAACACAACCGCTCCGTCCACCCTGTTTCGGCGTAACAACCCAACAAAAATCAGACCGGTCGGGGTATCCTGTCCGCGTTTTGGCGTTGACAACACAACGCCCATGTTGTTTTGTCCCGTGGACAAAACGACAGGGGCCGAGCGCGACTCGGGCCATGTCCAATGTCCGTGACCCACCCCGCTGCTCCGGCTCCCCCGAAAGGACCACGCCCCATGGCCGCCACCAGTCTTCATAATCCACCGTCTCCCCCGCCCGAAACGCCGCCGCTGCCGGAACTGGAAAGGTTCCGCGACAACCTGATCAAGGCCATGGCGGCGAAACGCATGTCGGGGTCCGACGTGACCCGCGCCGTGTGGGGTTCCAAGACCGACGCGCGGGGCCGTGTCGTGGCCCGCAACCGGGACCGCATGACCCACTACCTCGCCGGCACGAGCTACCCAAGGCCCGAGACGCTGGCCAGGCTGGCCGAGGTCCTCGACCTGGACCCGAAGGACCTGGAGCGCGATGCCCTGGGCGTCCTGCCCAACGGAGTGACGAGCCTGCCCGTGTACCGCGCCGCCCACGCGGCGCCGGGGCCACGGCACGACACGCCCGCCTTTCAGTTCCGCCTGAACAAACGGGGCCGCGTGCTGTTCAGCTACTCGGTCGAGGTCGATACCGAGACAGCGGTGCGCCTGATGGACGCGATCCGCGCGGTGGACCCGACGCTGGAAGGCGACATCCCCGGCAACGGCAACGGCGATGGTGACGACGACGACATGCCGGAAGACTGACGCCGTTGGCCACCGAACTGCTTACGCAACGCGAAGCCGCCGCGTTATTACGCTGCGGCATTTCCAAAATACAGGCGCTGCGCCGCTCCGGCGCGCTGCCATACCTGCCGGGACGCCCGGTGCTCATACGTGAACAGGATGTCGAAACGTGGCTATCAGAACACATCATATCAGCAAGCCGACACGCAGCCCCCGCCGCCCCGGCGAAAGCCCCGACACGTGGACGGTTCGCAACGCGTATCTCTGGCAAAAACCAACGGGACGCTGGGTCATCCGCTACACCGACATCGTGCCCGGCGCCGAAGGCGGTCCCGCCGATCACCGCACCAGCGAACAAGCCTGCTACACCACCGACCGAGGCGAGGCCGAGGATAATTTCACGGTCTGGAAAGCAAACCGGCTGACGCCCAGGCAAACCCGCGCGAGCGCGCCGATCACGTTCGAGCGGCTGGCGCGCGACTACGTGGCGACGACCGGGACCCAGCGCCTGACGAAGGCCCAGGACCACACCGTGGGTAAACTCATCCAGACCCTGGGGCATCACCCGGCGGATCGCGTGACCGAGCAGGTCCTGGCCGGCATGCACCGGGACATCCTCGCCCAGGGATGGTCGCAGGGCACCGCGCGGCGGCACCTGAGCGTGGTGCTCACCGTGCTCAACTGGGGTGCCAGGAACAAACTCATCTCACGCGACGCCGTGCCCTTCTACCAGATGCCCCCGGTGACGGCGCCCCGGAACTACACGCTGACAGCCGAGGAAGACGCCCGGGTGTTCGACCTCGCGGCGGACTGGCTGGCGCGAAACGACGAAGTGAGCCGGCGCGTCGGGCTGTTCGTATGTCTGGCACTGGACAGCGGGCAGCGCCGGGACGCGATCCTGGAACTGGTCTGGGAGCGGATCGACCTCACGCCGGGGAGCGAGTTCATGGATTTCGTGAACCCAACGTATCAACCAAAGAACAAACGCCGCTGCGGGGATGTTTTCATCACGGAACGGTTGCTCGGCGTGCTCAAACAGGAAGCGTTCCGCGCCCCCAGGCACCAGGGCAAAGCCACGGGAGCCTTGTTCCCGAGCCATCGCCTGATGGACGGCTTCGACCGGTTCAAACGCGAGGCGAAGTTACCCAGGCTGACACCGCATGTGTTCCGGCATACGTTCGCGACGTTAAGGATCAAGGCGGGCTGGACGATATCGGACGTGGCGCATGTCCTGGCCGACAACCCGATGACGGTGAACCGGGTCTACACCCACAACGCCGGCCATAGCGTGCGCGACAACGCGCGCCGCATCGAGGCCCTGCGAAACAACCCCGCCAGCCACCGCGCGGCGTGAACCCGGAGTATCAGATCATGCGTAACACCATTCTTAAAACCATCGCCGCCGTCATCGTGGCGCCCGTGCTCGCCCTGCTGATCGCGTTCATCCTCACCAGCCTGGAAGGGGAATACCGTGTCAAAACGCGCGAGGAGATGATCGGCTGGCTCGCCACGGCGGTATTGTACTGGCTGTTCTTCACCGGGCGGCTCGCCTGGGTGTTCCGCCGCGTCGGGCAACGGGAGGGCTGAACCATGGACGATGCCGAGCTGATCCGCCGCTTCGACGCGCTTACCGCGTTGATGACCACCCAGACCGCGATGATGAACAACCAGCATGAGCGCCTCATCGAGCGCCTCAACGGTCTGGCCCGCGACTTCCAGAACACCAAGGGTTTCCTGATCGAGGACGCGCTGGTACTGGGCCGGCGCATCTCCAACATCGAGAACCGGCTGGACGATGACGACACCGCGCACCCTGAATGATCCGCCCTGGGGTCCCACACCCCTCCCGCCGGGCGTGAGTAGACGCAGAAACGCCCGGCGATTGACACCGCCGGGCGTTAAGTCCCGACGCACACCCCTGCGCGGCGGAAATACGGTCCTGCAACCCCAGGCATACGCCCGGAAAGCGAAGCGAACTTAGGATCTGACCGCGCGCCGCGCAAGCACGATGTTATTTTCGCATTGTCGCTTTTACCGGCTTGACCCCTGGCACGGGGAGTCGGAGGGTGCGTGTCCCGCGCGACCAGCACGTAGCGCGGGACACTGAAACCTTCTGATCCCGACAGAAAGGAGCGCCCTTCGGCGTTTATCCCAATGCCCCAAAACACGCCCTTCGTCAACGCCAACTTCTGGTCCCGCGTCGAGGTTTGCTCAGTCCCGGTCCTGGGACAGGACGACAAATACCGAGCTTACTGGAACACCCGCCCGGCCAGCGAGTGCCTGCACACGCTCAACCCGGACTGGAATAATTACTTCTGCGTGTCGCTCATGGACACGCCCGGCGTCCGGCGCAAGGCGAACTTCGTGGCGCTGCATGTCCTGGTGGTGGACGATGTCGGCCCCAAGGTCGATCCCGATAAAGCCCGGACACTGCTGGGCGAGCCCAGCTATCAACTGGAGACCTCGCCAGGCAACCAGCAATGGGGCTACATCCTCGACCCGCCGATCACCGATATCACGCGCGCCGAGGCGCTAATAAACAACACCATCAAGGCGTTGGTGGGCGACGCCCCGGACCCCGGCATGGCCGGCGTCACGCGGCTGATGCGCCTGCCGATGGGAAGCAACACCAAGTACACACCCGCTTTCAGGTGCCGCATGGTCGCAGCGAAGATGGACACACACGATCCGGCGGATCTGGAGCGGAACCTGCCCGTCCAGGGCAACACCGGGGTTCAGATCTCCGAGCCCGAACCCTTCGACCCGTTCCAGGCCGGGGCCGCGCCTGTCCCGGGACCAGGACCGGCGCCAGGACCGAACCGCCGGGCCGTGGACCCCACGCTCGGGGCGATGCGCAAGCTGGGGCTGGTCCTGGGCAACGAGCGCAAAGCCTCCCAGGGCACGGGCTGGGACGTGCGCTGCCCCTGGGTACATGAACACACACCCAGCACCGCCCAGGACACGGGCACGATGTATTTCCGGGGTGGTGGCTTCAAATGCTGGCACGGGCACTGCCAGGACCGGAAACCCGAGGACGTGCGCGCCCGGGTCAACCAGCTGCTCAGCGACGAGACCGGGGGGCTGTTCAGTATCGATGACTTCGATCCCTCGAAGTTCGACGCGGTGGACCCGGACACGGTGCCGCCGAGCCCTTTGGCGCCCGAGCCGGACGAGGTCCGGCGGTTCTGGGAGGAAACCGTCTACCACGCCACCGAGGACCGGTTCCTGACGCTCAGGACTGACACCGCCAGCTTCAATGACAAGGCGTTCGACACGGAATGGATCGGCGTGCTGCGGGACCACCTGCCGTTGAACGCCAAGGACAGGCCCATCTCGCCCAGTCAGTGGTACCGCAACGCCGACCGCAAGCAGATCGTGGACGGACGAACGTGGTGGCCGGCGCGGTCCCGGCTGTTCGCCAGCGCCGAGCATGACAAGCAAGCCCGGTATCTCAACACATGGCGGGCGATACACCGTCCATTGGAGAGCGCGACCATGACCCTCCCAATCCCATCGGTTGGCGGTATCGGAGCCTGGTATCGCTTACAGCAGTTACTGTTTGGCGCGCGCACGGGCGCGCCCGAGTACGACGCCAACATGGAACACTGGCTGGATTATCAGACCATGATCGTGGCGGCGGTGGGCGTGAAACCCGGGCACAACCCGCTTTTCATCGCCCCACAGGGTACGGGAAAAGAAATCATCCTGCGGCCCATCATCGATGTCCTGGGACCGGACCGCTACCGGGAGATCGACCAGGACACGCTCAAGGGGGGTTTCACCGACTGGATCATGAACCGGCTCGTGATATTACCCGAGGTTCATCGGTCCACGCGCTGGAACCAGAACGGCCAGGATGAATACCAACGCATCAAGGCGTTCTGCGACCCGGGCAAACCATTCCTGCCGGTGAACCAGAAATACCGGGGGATCATTCAGGCGGCGAACGTCTTCGTGCTGGTGATGTCGTCCAACGAGGACAAGCCCCTGGCCGTGCCGCCGGACGACCGACGGATCTGGGTGGTCAGAATGCATGGAACCGGCTGGCCCGTGGCACGGTTCCAGGCACTGGCCCGGGCGTTCAGCGAGCCCTCGCCGTGGGGCGCCACCAACAGCCATGCCATCGTGGAGTGGCTGATCCGGCGTTACGAAAGCAAACCCGAGGCCGAACGCGCGGCCATGCTGGACCGGTTTACCGGGCATGCGCCGATGACGCGAGACAAGACGGCCTTGATCGAGCGGTCCCGGAGCGAGGTCGAACTCTGGATATCCGAACTGCTGACCCGGGTCCCCCCAGATCCGCTGGCGCTGCCCGATATCTTCACGGCGCAGGATGTCATGGAAAAAGTGGAGAACGCCGGGGAGATCGGAGGGTATGGGCTGGCGCGCGGGACCCGGGTTCAGGGCGCCAACGCCGTGGGGCGGATGCTGCGGCGCGCCGGATGCGCGATGCTGAACCGAGGGCAAAGCACGCCGATGCCGGACGGTATTTCACGGCATTTGTGGGCGAAACCCGGGTTGCTGACGGCGAGCGCGTGGACGGAGCAAGAACTGATTGACTGGCTTGACGCCAACCGCCGGGTGTGAAATCGTGATGATCCGGTGGGCGGACGCCTCCCGCCGGATCGCCGCGCGTATCATGCGCTGGCACAACAAATCCCGTACCAGTACCAGCATTCCAGGATGAAACGCTACGCGCGCGCGCGTTAAGTATATACTCTTTATACTCTGCCATAGATAGCATACTCAGTACCATGCGCGCGCGCGCCCGCCCATGTGTGGAAAGGTTTCCTTAAATGCTGGTACTGGTACGGGTTTTGTTGTGTTCGCATTGTCGTTTTCGCATTGTCGTTTTCGCATTGTCGCTTTACACGACTACAGTTTTCGCATTGTCGCTTTGCCGGGCCGAGGCGCCCCGGGCGTGCCCGGGCCGGCGTCATGGACACGGCGCGGTCAGATGGGACAGTGCCCAGGGGCGCCCAGGGACAGATGGGACAGTGCCCAGGGGTGTCCCTGGGACAGATGGGACAGTGCTCCAGGCATGGAAACGCCGCCAGCTCAGGGAGCCAGCGGCGTTGTCAGGCGCCCGGTATGGTTCAGGGTTGAC